GATGTGCCGACATTGGCACTCATACCACTCACCTGTTTTTTTGGAGATAGTCCGTCCCATTTTGCCCGTTGGAGCAAACAAGACAACTTTCTTGCAGCTGCGACAATAGGTCTGGTAGAACTTTACGCTTTTCATGGCGTACTCCTTGAGTGTTTAATCACTCGGTACAGCGGTCTTCGGCTTTTATCGTAACGCAGCTCTTTATACTAGCCGAACGGGTATTTCTACCACCGCTGAACTGAGCGATCAATCGCGTTTGAAAATTTACATACCGTCACCATGCGTATTTAGACAGCTTCAACATGATGACTTTTCTAGGTTCTCCTAGGGTTAGGCTCTACCCGCTGCCACTCTGAGCTATATGAATTTCTTCATAGTTGGATTTGAACCAACGGCATGTAAATTTTCAAACTACTCACGCCCATCATACGCGTTGTGTATGATAAACAAAATATTCGCTTCTATTTTAATAACCGGGAAACAGTGGCACGATCTCCCGTTGGTGTTGTGTTTTTTTGTATCCCCAACTGGTTCAATATGCCAAACTTGTTCATCTTCGCCCATATTTAAAAGTATACCACAAACAAAAAACTCCCCTGAAGGAGAGAGTTTTTTGCAATAACCAACCATGACCCAATAACCCGTGTGGCAAAAAAAACCACAAACAAATTATATCATAATTGATAACATAAAGCTACGGTTTCCCGCAGCCTTATATCGATCGGACATACTACGAATAGTGGTCGCATTTATATTCTATCATATGTGGATAACTCTGTGAAAAAAAGTGCATAACTCACGACAGTGCCGAATCTATTTAGGTATGCATTACAGTATTGACTTGTCAGCACAGTTATGCTATAGTATATTCATCAACGAGCAGGCAACCAATAGGTACCTGAAACGGATAACCGAGACGATATGGCCACACCTGTATCTATCCCGGATATCCCCCTCACTTGATGATAAAATGATCAGATTTACTATGCAAACATTACAAAAGCGCACCCTTAAAGCGCAAGGTAAAGCAATGGCTCAGAGACAATATAATAGATTTGCAATGGAAATTCTTTGTGAAGATTCGGGGGATTATCCATACGGATCAATGTCTGAGCCCTACGATGTGTGGCGTGATAATCAATAAGGTTTATGCGCGTCATGAAAGAGAAGCATTATTCAGTGAAGGAGTTGATAGAAGGAAAGGTATTTTATTGGAGAGCTCATAGCCACGATTCATACATGCGCGAAATTCGTCGAGCAATGAAACTTGGTTTCGATGTTGGCCGCTTCATTGGAGAAAATAAACGAGGCACATGGATTATATTTGGAGAAGAACTCCTAAAATATATCGCAGTTCGTTCGAAGGATTACAAAGTTATTAAAGTAAAAAATTAATGTATGGCAGATACATCTCTTGAAGTAGTACCTGATTATGTAGCACGAGCAAAGGAGCAGAGCTACGCGTTCATGAATCCGGAACGATGGACAGTCATGAATAAAATGGCAGAAACTTTTATTGCCAGCGGTGCGCTTCCTGCAAGCATTAAAAATGCACCGCAGCTCATCATGGTCATGCAGGCCGGTTATGAAGCAGGACTTCAGCCAATGGAAGCTATCCGAAGTTTTTATTTCGTAAACGGAAAGCTCAGCATGTACGGAGAAGTTGCTATTGCAAAGGTTTTAAATGCAGGCCACACGATCACGTGGGGAATCTGTAATGAAGAAACAGCAACAATTACAATCGTTCGCAAAGATACAGGAGCGACAGACACAAAAACATTCACGATGGAGATGGCAAAGAAGCGCGGCCTCACATCAAAGGGTGGCCCTTGGATCAGTGCACCAGACAACATGTTGCGTTTTAAAGCCTTCTGGGGTGTCGCGCGTTTCCTTGTATCAGACGCACTTAATGGTATGGAGATCAAAGAAGTACTCGAAGGAGAGGTGGTTGTTGAGGAAGAAAAGCCTGTTAATAAAGTAACAAAGGTTAAAGAACCGGTGACAATTCATCTACCAGAAGGTTTTCGCACACCACTCGCAGAAGCTATTGAAGCAAAGGAAGAGCCCGTTGCTGAGCCGGTAGTAGAAGAAAAACCAAAGTCAGCAGCTCGCAAGAAAATGGAAGAGGGTATCGAATCTGCTAAAAAAGATCAGCAATTGACCAAAGAACTTGCTAGCAAGCGATATAAGGAATTGACCGATAAGGAAGACGCGGGACTTGATCTCACAGCCGGGGAGATGTCGTTCATGAAGGCGTACGCGTTAGGCGAAATCTAATAATTGAACACTATGTCAGCACCACTCGTGTCCCACTGGTCGCACAGCTCGCTTGTGATGTTCCTAAAAAATCCGTACATGTGGAAAAGAAGTTATGTCATGGGACTTTGGGATAACACCACATCACCATCCATGCTTGTCGGTAGTGCTGCACATAAAGCGTTAGAGCATTTTTACCTTGGCAAAGAACGTGCAGAATCTATCGAGCTTGGTTTGAATCAAATCGCAATCGTTCCGGATGAGAAAGTTAAGTGGGGGAAGACGGGATCACGCGAGAAGGTCTTGAAAACATACAACGAGGCAATGAACATGTTTTTTCAGGAAGAACCCTTCTTTCACAAAGTTCTAGCGGTTGAAAAATCAATGACGCAGTTTGTAGAAATTGGTGGCGAGACAGCCGCGCTACCATTGAAATGCAAAACTGATCTTATCGTTGAGGATGAAAAACAAAACTTACACGTAGTTGATTGGAAGTTTGTAACAGCATACTCAGATCCAGAGCAGGACAAAGCACTTTTCATTGTGCAGTCGGTTATCAATGCGCTCGTTATCGAAAAAGAATACGGCAAGCGTCCAAAAACATTTACGTTCAACGAAGTGAAGGTATCTAAAAACAAAGATGGTGGCCGCCAGCTGCAATCATATGAGATCAATCTTGATAATCATCCGGAGTTCTTTACTGTAGTCGGAAATCTTATCAACGACTGTACACGAGCCATCAGCAACCCGGACATGCTGTATTTACCAAACATCGCCGATCAGTTCACTGGACAGGATTCGTTTGAGAATTATCGTCGGCAGGTTATCACCGTTGAATCGCCGGTAACACAGCATCGAACGACCGTTGAGAAGTTCGTGGACAAGAAATACATCCCGAGCGCGACCGACATGGAGCAAAACAAGTTCATCACGGAAGAAGAAAAGATCCGCGCGAAGCTGTTAGAGTTCGGAGTTTCTGTTGAAATGAAGGATACAGTTAAAGGATCAAGTGTCATCATGTACACGTTTAAGCCATCACGTGGCGTTAAGATGAGCCAGTTGGACAAGTACGACAAAGATATCGCGCTCGCCTTAAAAGCCTCGTCAGTGCGCATTGAAGCCCCAATAATGGGAACGGATTTGGTCGGCGTAGAAGTTCCAAACCCAGATCGTTCGATTATTCCGTTCACAACGGAGCATCTAAAGCAGGGAACAATGAGAATCCCAATCGGCGTAGACGTTTACGGGAAACATGTCGTTAAGGATTTGGCAGATATGCCGCACTTGTTGGTAGCTGGTTCAACCGGAAGTGGAAAATCAGTAATGATAAATGTCATCATCCGATCACTCATCGAACAAAACAGTGTTGCTGAGCTAAAACTAGTGCTCATTGACCCAAAGCGCGTGGAGCTTGCACGTTACCGGAATGATCTACATCTTGAATGTCCGATCATCCACGATCAGAAGCGCGCGGAGAAGGCACTACAGTGGCTTGTAGATGAAATGGAGAACCGTTATACAGAGCTTGAGAAGGCAGGGGCAGTCAGCATTGTTGACTTTAATAAGTCACAAGTAACAAAAATGGGGAAGATTGTTGTGGTAATTGATGAAGCGGCTGACCTCATCATGTCAGGCGGTCCTGAGATTGAAAATACACTGATTCGTTTGGCTCAGAAAGCGCGCGCATGTGGCATACATCTAGTGTTAGGCACGCAGCGACCATCCGTTGATGTGTTACGGGGAACCCTCAAAGCAAATATCCCGACACGTATCGCATTTATGACAGCTTCACGTATGGATAGTCAGGTTATCTTAGATCAAGCAGGAGCTGAGCAATTGATCGGTAAGGGTGATATGTTACTACTTGACCCACACGAAAAAGGATTGAAACGACTTCAGGGTTACATGTTATAAAAAATATGACCGAACACAAAGTTCCTTCAAAAACAAACCCGGATAAGAATTACATTGTGACCGATCTCGATACCTCATACGAGTGCACATGCCCCGCGTTCCAGTTCAAACACAAGTGTTCGCATATTGAAATCGTAAAGAAGAAAAATAGTACTCCAGCTAAACCTGTTCGCCCGGAACCAACAAATAATAGATCTTTAGACAATTATTTAAACCGTAATACTAAATAGTATGACACAAGAATTTAGAGATTTTGTAAGAACACTCATGATATTCGTACTAGGAATCATTGTATTTTTGCAAGCGATACAGATACAGGAGATCGTAAAAACACAGGACCAAACAATAAACTTGGTAGGAAGCGTGGTCGATTATCTCAAGTTATTGGAAAAATAAACCTATGCGCAAAAAACTGTACGAACTTCAGAACGATACAAAAATAGAGCTCGAAGTAGTAGGTGGTGGAAAAGAGATCTTCACGTTTCATCACATGGATGGCGCGTACGGGTATATCACGCGCGACAGTAATCATCACGACTACGTTCATCTGAGCGCAAGGACAGAGCTTGAGTACGGTACTGATAAGGTTTGGAGAGTAATTGGAGAATAATATGAGCTTTGAATACGATAATGAAAATGAAGAAGGCGAGATCACATGCGATAAGTGTTGCCAGCAGTTTGTTACAGTCGGATCGTTTAGGGAGTGCATCGAAGACGCAAAGGCGGAGTTATGGCGAGTAGTATACGATGAGGTTTTAAAGGCATACTTTCATTATTGCCCCGAGTGTAAATAGTATGTTACGTCCAGTGCTTGGAATTTTATTCATAATAATTGGTTCGGTACTAATTATAATTTAAATAATATGGACTTTAGAAAAAAGGTTAGAGGTCAAATAAAAACGGTAATAAAAAGACTTCCGAAACAGGAGCTCGCTGTACTAGAATTATTGATTGAGTTTTGGGGCAGTCCTATATCACAAGGGTTTATTGCATCAAGTAAGGAATGGTTTGGATCGCATCGAATCCATGAAACCCACCTATCAATTTCAAGAGGATCAACGTTTCGTCAGGTTCGTCAAAACATCCGGAACTTGCGCGTGACGTATGGTATTCCGATAATATCGGGAACAGAGGGCTATCGTTTGCCACTTACACTCGAAGAGACGCAGGTATTCGTTGGAGATTTAGAGCGAAAAGCAAAGGCTTCAGCAGCAGCATACTTTGAAACCTACAAAGCAATGAAGGAAGCTGTAAATATTACGTCATCATTTTTTGAAAAATAATATGATCTATTGCACTATTTGTGGCGACAGTGAACACGATACAGATGAATGCGAAGCTATACAGCCCGACCGTGATTTTGACGCGGAGGCGAAGGACGAAGATAACAGCAAATAATATGATCGCATTACTAGCGGCATTACTCGGACTTAATAAAAAGGAAACGGAACAACAGCCACGCAAGTCGTACTTAGATGGTGTATTGCGAGGAAGAGAACTCGGTTACAAAGAAGGCTACCTTGCGGGATTAAACGAAGCAATCGCTAAACTTAAAAAGATATGATTAGATTCATCGCAAGATACTTTGGATATGTAAAACTAGAAATATCCGAAGAACGTATTCTCAGAGATTATTATATTGAACGGATCGAATATAGGACAAATCGTGAGAAAGAATCAAGTTCACTATGCTCTCCTAGTATTGGGTGGGTTAGATATTACCGTAGTAGGCTCTTGGCGCTTGGTTTAAGTATTAAATAATATGACCTCAACCTACAACCCAAAATTTAAGCATGTACCACGCAGCGAATTAAAAGTCGGAGAGATTTATGTGTGTGGAGATGAGGAGCATGAAGCGAGTCCGTGTTGGCGTTTAAATGGCAAGGTTTCACCGTTGAAGGTGACACGGATTGACTCCTCGAGATGTTATGTTGGAGTTCTTAATAAAAAAAAATATTGCGACTGCGACGACCTCGACCACCTTTATCTTTATGAACCTATGGAAACAAACAATGAAATTACTTGGGCAGACTTGAAAGCTGGAGATAGGGTTGAACACGGCAGTTTTGTGCGCGTTGTTCTTGCTCGTATCAACGACTTAGTTTTCCTATCTCGCGCAGAAAAATCTGACGACGCTTATTGGAAAACAACAGTGGGAATCTATGGCCATATCGAAGAGCTAAAAAGAGAACATTGGTCAATCGTCCAACCCCCTAAAAAACTTACTAGAGAACAAGTCCTCGCATCTCTCACACCTGAGGAGAGAGAGGCATTAGGAGAATAACTATGAAATATTTAATTTGTGTTTTACTTCTGCTAGTTTTCGTTGGAGGTGGTTGTGAACGCGACGAGATGAGAGAACAAAAAAGAGTGTGTGAAGAGCTTGGATTAGGGGTAAAATATTTTCCTGCTGGGTCTTCTAAAAACTTTATGGAAGAGCACATTGAGTGCGTAAACAAATAACCTATGAAAATAATCTACCCTAAACCATGCAGAAAAACTAGATATAAAATGGGATATCAAGGATATAAATCTGGTTATTTAATCCAATTAACAGAAGGTTTTATTGAAACAGACAATATGTATTTTGTAAATGGCTACAAACTAGCAATAAAAGAAATAAAAAAATTAAACAAAGGTCTATGAAATACCAATGGACTCTCGACACACCATGGGCTAAGAAAGGCGATACCGTAGAAATAGCTGATTATTGGCTTCACTACCATCATTTAGCAGAACAAAAACTTCTCGACCTCGGATGGATTAAACCCGTAGAAGAGAAGCGTGATGGCAACTTTGTTTGTGGCTATAGCCCAGAAGTAAATAAGACTGAGAAACTAACGGCGGAGGAGATACTTGAACAGATTTCATACCCATTCGGCCATGGCGGAATAAGCCCGAATCGGCTAGCTTTATTCCTAGCTGAACACTTGAACTAAATATGAAAACCAAAAAAGCCACACTTAAATTCTCGGAAACAACACCAATTGAAAAAAACCTTTCTGTTGAAGTTACTCATATATACAAAGGTGCGGGTTGGATAACACCAGATACATGCGTAAAAGGAAAGCCAACGAGAGTAATCAGAATTAATCTCCCTGAAGATAATGAAATCACGGTAGAAGAAGCAAAGCAGGTTATTAAACATCTTGAAACAGCGGTTTTTTACTGCGAGAAGAATCCTTTGAAATAAATATGAAAGAAAATAAATTCGACGTTCTAAACTGCTTCATTTGTGACAAGCTCTTGCAAGATGAAAAGGGGAAAACATTTGGAGCTATGTATAGTGGAACACTCCACCTAAACAGCAGAAAAGATGACTACCTTTGTGGGGATGTGTGTTATAAAAAATACTTCGAAGCAAGATGCGCCTTAACAAAACAGGACTCAGAAGCTTTTTTCGAGAGACGGTTCAATGAGGCAAAGGGAGCGGCTTATGACGAAGCCTATAAGAAAGCCTATAACGATATTGCAACCAAGTTAGGATTGGAAAAAATGGATGAACTAAGTAAACCTTAATCCCTACTTTACCTAATGTATACCTATGGAAAACGAAATTGTTAACGACAAACGCCTCGATGCGGCTAAAGATAAAATCAGACCACCGAGAATGACGGAAGTAAGCGCAGATATTGTTGAGCACCTGCTTGAAAAACTTGGGCTTTCGTACGATGAATTTTTTAGTGAGATTAAATCCAACGGTGAATACTTAAAAGATAAAGGGAAGATATTTTTCTGGACATCTGATGTTGCAAAATTTATAAAATCTAACCTATGAAAACCCCTGAAACACTAAAACAAAAACTAGAATCCCACATCGCCTTCCTCTCCGTAGGTCGAAGTGAAGAAGAGATCAGAGCAGCGTTTGAGGATATTGTGGGGGCGGTGTGTGATGAGATGGCTTCGATTACAGATAGACCAATGGAGATTGATGAGTTTAATTGTGCGAGTTGCTATGATATGGCACAACTTGTTGAAGAATTAAAAAAACTAACCAAGGAGCGGTTATTGAAAGAATTGGAAAATTAGGTTGACAAAAGAGGATCAAAGTGCTAGAATTTATTAGCTGATTGCGGCAGCCCATCGAATTCGGAATATTGATGACTGTATATGGCCGCAATCCATGTGCAGTCATTTTTGTTTCAGATTACATTATTCCCAATTAGCTTAGCGTGGTTTAGATTGGATTAAATTACCTTGCCTTTCACCATTTTTACGAATGGTGCGCTGGCCAGATAATGGCCATACATTTTATTGGTCTGCTATTTATTACAGTCTGTTCTGTTAAATTAACTTGAATTATCTTCTTATGAAGAAATACACCTGTACGATTAAGTTCACCGCGCCGTATTTACAAGCTCGTTTTTCAATGGACGCAAAAAAGGAACTCGTCCAAGATACAAAAAAGACTATTCTCAAAAAAAAGGAGGATGACAGTTGGAAAAATTTATCTTATCAAGACGAGATTGGTTTTTATATCCCAGCACTTCAACTAGAGGGCGCGTTCATTGCAAGTGGTAAAGATTTCAAAATGAAAGCAAAGCGATCAAGCTTAAGCGGATGGATTAAAGCTTCTTTGTTTGCAGACGTGGAGAAGTTTTACCTGAATAAGAAAGAGCCCGACTTTATAAATGAAAGCTTCCCAAAACGAAAGGATGGTAATCGCGTACGAATTTTGCACCCAGCTTTTAACGCTGGTACGCAATTTACTTTTACAATGCAATGTCTGGACGACGAAATAGAAGATGGTTTAGTCCAAAAATTATTAGAAAATGCTGGCCTGCGTTACGGTCTTGGAGCGTGGAGACCGCGACATGGGCGATTTGAAGTTGTTAGTGTAAAAGAAGATATTTAACCCTATGAATTTAGAGCAATTCAAACAACAAATAGAGGAGAAAGTAAAACACGAACTTTATTACGATGCATTCACCAACGGTGCTATTGTAAACATGACAGAAGCGGATTTGAGAGATTACACCCAGTGCATCATATCGCTCACAGCGGACATGTTCGTTGGAGAGGAGAAATATATTGGAAAAGAAGAGCCTTGGACAGAGGTTAGAATGCGAAAAGGTTACAACACCCGTATTTCAGAAGAACGTGCGCTTGCAGAACAGATTAAATCTATCAAATAATATGTTTGATGAATTACCCGAAGGAACGACGCATAGCTTTGACGATGGCTGCCAACCGCCACACGAGAAACTTGAAGGAACAGCCTCATGGACATACACCACAGAATCCGAAAGCCTCAACCATCTGATAAGAACTTGCGTCCGAGACCTAACAACCATATCTGCTCGTCTCACGATGACGAAGAGTGAACTGCGGAAAGCGTTTCAGGCAGTGGCGTGGTTCGCCCTACAAGGAGCGGAGATTGAAGCGTGTAAGAAGTGTCAGAAGAAAATAATAAAGATTAAAGCTGATTTGTATAAATAATATGTTAGAAATTCTCAAATTCATATTTCAAGACTTCTGGCATTGGCTTGGCGCAGTTATCCTTCTCGGCACGCTCTCTAATGGTATTGTACGACTGATAATAAATAAGTGATATAATAAAAACCATCGGGCGCATGAGTTAGCTTGTGCGCCTACTCACTCCTCTTCGCCGCTTAATCCCTAGTCCTGATAGACGTGGTGATTGGCGGCGTAGGGGAGAGAGATTACTTTGAAAACTATGAAACAAAATCCATACATTAAAAACTGGGAGAGCGCGTCTAACATGATTGCAAATCATTTCGTTGAGAAATATTTTAATGGAGACGAATACCTTTGGATTGGTGGGAATATCGGAGAGGTCGCAATGATAAATGATTATTACATGCACATAAATGAGATGGTTGACTACTTGCGCTTCAACTACACGACAGAGCAGCTCTTGGAGCATTATGATTACGTCTTACAAACGACCTCGTGGAACCTCGACCATAAAGACGAGAAGCAAAAAGCTGTTGTGAATATAAAAAATTATCTAAAACTTAAACCAGTCGCTTAAAAGTATGATATACTGTAGGAAATTGAATTCCTACTGCGACCACTTAAAAACCGATCTAGATGCGTTTAGGTTTGCTACCTCGGTAGCTGTATGGCCTTATCGTCGTTAGTGAGGACACTAGTTATGGTGGCCGCCGCGGTAATTTGATTATAAAATATGAACCTTTTGCAGCTTCACAAAAAGATGCTCAGTAAAATGCAGGATAAAAGAACTCCTGAGGATGTGCAGATCGCGATCGCGAAGAGTGTTATTTACCGGGATAAGGAAGGAAAAAACTATACTATTTTTGAGAATTTTCAGAGATATAACGAGGCTATTGAATACGCGGAGAAGTTGAAAATGGCGCAAGGTAAGGCGGCATGATCGGGTAGGGGTATTGACAAAATGCCTGAAGTAGTATCTACTAGGGGTATATGGATATTGAAAACCACATCCCAGCTCTAGCAATGGGCATAATGTTTTTTATTTGTCTCGCTGTATACGCTGTATCTGGAAAGAATTAATCTTTTATTTTAAGTTTAAGTTTCGGTAACGTTGGAAGCTTTGTTTTAAGTTTCGGTAGTGAAGGTAAACCAAGGCTATTACCTTTTTTCTTTTCGTTTGCTTGTGGAATTGCCTTGCGAACTAGTTGAGCAGCCTGACTACTACCCGGAATACCCATGAGCGTGCCAACGGAACCAGCGGCTTGAACACCGCCACGTAATTTAGTATTAAGATTTTTTCCACCAATTACACTACCAACACCCGATAAAATATCCTCGAATGTATTAATAACCGGGACTGGATTTGCTGAATACGAAAGTGCAGAAACAAGACTGCCCATAATAGGAACGGTTTGCGCAACATTTGATGCAACACTCTTGGTAAAATCTTTCTCTTCCTGTTCATCGCCAGTTACCATATCCACAAGCTCACGAGAACCGCGGCGAAGTAGCTCTTCCATAACAGCCGCAATAATAACCATCCATAAGAATGACATCCCAGCTTTTTTATAATTCTTTTCTTTGATACCTGTACGCCAAATTTGACGTTTCATGTTGTCCCAACGATTGAGCATGAAACTTTGGAATGTGAGAATGGTTTTATTGAGGGACTTGTTATCGGTCAATCCGTAACCTGTAGTAATTGCGAGTGGCTGATCTTTAAAGAATGAAGAGCCCTGACTTTGGCGCATGAGCTTTGTTGCTTCCGCGATTATTTCAGGATCAGGATTAGATAAATCAACTTCTTCTCCACGATCTGCCGCGACCTTCTGGTATGCACCTGCCGCAGCTGTTGAACGCATTAATCCATCAAGTGCTTGAAGTGGTGTAAAACCAGCACGAACCACCTTGTCTAAGAAGTCATCGCCAAATTCACGAAACGCGATATCATCACCCACTGCTTTGCTAACTTCTGGAAAATTGTCCATGATAAAGTCACGCCACTCTTTCGAAGTCGCAATAGAAGCCGCACCCCTTGTCGCATATTCTGTACCAAGAGTTCCGAGAGTATCCGTGAATGAAGTAAGCTGAATCAATACAGACGAGAGTCGGAACGCGAGTACACCAGCACCCATATTCTTTCGTAAAATGTCGAGTGTTGCGATGCGCTTTGCATTATCGCCACCACCTTTACGTGCCATGAGATCGAGCCACTGAAGCCACGCAAGAGCACCAACATCACCAAGCTTTTCTTTCATTTCTGGCGAGTTCACAATCTCTGAGTACATTTTAATATCACGCCCCATAGTCAACATGTATGCAGTATCGTCCATGTGACGGCGGAAGATCTTGTCGATATTAAGTTCAAGCTTAATCTTACTTACCTTTGCACGCTCTTTGGTAAAGCCTTGCTCAACTGTTTTAGTTCTAACATCACCGATATCTTCACCACGCTGACCAAATCGTTCATAGATTTCAAGATCACTCATCGCGTCAAAGTCAGACATGAATGAAACATAGTTATCAACCTGACCAACATCAGCGTTATAAACATCGAGCGCATATTTTTTTACAGCGGGAAACTCCTTTTCAAAAGACTTCCGCACAAACTGGTATGCAGATTCTTCTTCGGGTGTAAGATTAATTGCATCAATCTCTGACGCGGTAATTCCACTATTTGCAAGACGCTCCATACCACCTTGCTGACGAGCTGCTGCAACAGCACCAATACGTTCAAAATTCTCACGCTTAAAGTCTTTGGTAAGTTCATACCACTTCTCAAAAACCTTATCGTTGTATGTAAGATAGTTGTTAAAATCAAAATCAAGCGCATCTTTCATGACGTTCATGCCCGTAATATCTGCAAGGCCATCAATAGGTTTTAATGCGACACTGCTTTTTTGTAAGTAGTTGCGCATGGCAAGATAACGCTCAGTCCATTTTTTAGGATCGCTACCAATCGGACCACGTTCTGAAACTGATGAATTGATCGGGGTTGCTTCGTCCAACAGCTCTTGTTTACGCTCCATCTTTTCATTGTTGTACAGCTCTTGCTTGCTATTCCACTTTGTTTTTCCAAGACGACCAAGCAGATCAATCTCAGCTTGAAGCGCGCGTACCTGTTCGATTGATAATTCATCTTTCGGAATACGCGCAAGAATTTTAAGTTTGTTAAGAACACGTTGTGGCATTTCAACATCCTCACCAGCTTTCTCAGCGGCGTCTAAAAAGTCTTGTGTTGCGCTCAGCTTTTCAAGGGTAGCTTGAGAATGACCAGACAATTCGTACTGGTCGATGATTGCTTTAATTTTATTCCGGTAGTCGGCAGATACTGACTTACTCTCCGAGAGTTTATCAGCTGTCTTGCTCAACTCCGCGATGGCTGTGTTCAAGTTTTGTTTCGCAACAAATTGGTCAATACGCGCAAACACTTTCGCGCCCTGCTCAACGGTCTTCACACTACGAACAGCGGTTAAGAATTTACCACGATCCGCCGGTGGTAATGATTCGACCACATAGTTTTCAACTGATTTACGCAATCGGTCAATCTGTTCGCTTTGAAGTTTAAAGATTCCTATTGCACGCGCGCGCGCATCAACAACAGCTTGTCGAGCTTTTATTTTATCTTCCGTGAGCTTATTTTTTTTGTCGATACGCTTTGCTTCCTGCTTTGAGCCGTACTCATCAACACGCTCAAAAATCTTCAGTGCCTGTTCCGGCGTTGTAGAAAACCGTACTGAGGTAAGGAACTCTCCACGATCCTCCAAAGGAAGAGCGGATGTGACATAATCTTCAATTGCAGCGCGTAATCGGTCAACCTTATCACCCTCATGGTTCAAAATATCAATCGTGCGCGCGCGAGCTTCTTTACTTCCGGCACTGAAACCCCACCTTGCACCACGGGACTCAGCCTTAATTCGCTCTGTGAGTGCTTTCTTTTCAGAGATAGTAATCGTTGGGACTTCTTGCTTCTCCGGCTTCACTGTAGCCCGTTTAACCACCTTTCCGGCGGCTTTCTTTTCAAGTGCTGCCTGCTCCGTAGGTGTTTTCTGTTTAGCCACCTGTTTTAATTCCCGCTCTTTAACAATACGCTTCTTAAATTGCTCAAGTAGCTCGTCATTGCTTTCTTCTTTAGCACCCTCAAAGAAAGATGAATCGACATCAACATTTGGAAGACGTGATTTAAGTACCTCGCTATCAGTTGCCGAGTCAAACATCCAAGGTCGGCGCATTGCAATACGCTTGAAATGCTGGTACCCCGTCTCCTGTTCCGAGTCAGGAAACAACATGCCTTCGCGTGCGGAAAGGATCTTCATCTCTTTTTCCGTGAGTTCTGCACCCATTCGTTCAGCTTCGAGCGCGCGGCGATACTCAAGATCAGCACGTTTTGATGGTGCAAGTCCGGTATCTTTAGGAATCTGTTCAGTTGGAAGCGGCGGTTCCTCAGCTAAACTAAACGAGAACCTCTCCTCAGGTAATGGCTTCTCATAATTCTTATAAGTTTTACGTTTACCACTCTCGAAATCCTGAAATGCTTTTCTTATAATATCTTCTTGCCCCATCCACTCTTTAATTTTAGCGATAAGATTATCAAAGAAATCTTTTATTTTACCGAAAAATTTTCGTTTGCCAGAAATATACTTCGCAAAATTATCTGCAAGCCATTCTTCTTCTGGAATATCGCCTTCGTTACTATAATGTCGCTCGTACAATTTTACTTCTTCTTTATGTTTTTTATTTACTTCCGAGTAAAGCTCAACACGATCTTTTCGTGAAAGAAAATTTCGAGCATAAACATGAAATGCTTCATGATATACCGTCTTATCTCTAACGTTACCTCCATTCTGTAGAAGATAAATAAGCTGTTCCGCCCAATCATAATATCCAAGAATTGCGCCATCTCCGGTATCATGTGACACTGACGAATCAGCAAATTCAATTTTAGAACCGAATCGAAACTTTAAATCAATATCAGGAATTAATCCTTGTAAGACATCAATTGCTTCTCTTCTGGACATGTTAAAGCTATGTTGTTTAGCAAGATTCTGTTGGATGCTAAATGCTGGTCCCGCTTCACGTGCACTCAGCTCGCGCAACTTTGCAAGCTTATCCGTTTTATCTCCTGCCTTGTAAGGGATTGGTTCGATACCCTGCTTATTGAGAATATCAAGTGTTTTCTGACTAGCATTATCTGGAACTAAAGCATATTTAAACTCATTGATACCGACCGGACGTTTAAACTTTGTTTCAAAATACTCGGTTGGCATTTGCTCGAGTTCTTTTTTGAAGTCATCAAGTTTTTTTAAAGCATCTTGTGGAATATCTTTAAATTGATATTGCAATGCTGATCTATCCCCTTTTAAATATGAGCCAATAGCTTCTGCCTGATACTGACTTACACTGAATGGATTTAGACCCATAGGAATAGCGTAAGCCTCCATCATGTCACGGATCTCACTAAACCGATTATCCATTTCCTCTTTTACTTTTGTAAATTCTTCTGTAGTTACAATCTTGTCTTTGTTTTTACGGATCTCAGTGACGTTGCGAAACTTAGGTGTTACGCCTGCCCTGACGTTTCCTACACCATAAAAAAATCCCTCACCACCACGATCCTCCTCTTTGTTCATGAGCTTAGATGCATTTTCAACAGTAGCTGGTAGGCTTTTTTTAGATCCACTTGGCGTATAACCAGCAAAAAATTCAGGTTGTGCACCTGCATCTTCAAGAATAGAACTCACATGCTCAGAGTAATTATCTTGTAAATCTGAACTAGAGATAAGATCACGCATTGCACGGCGTGTGTAATACTCATCAACTGTTTTTCCATCTTTCTCAAACACCTGAGGAATTTCCTGACCATTCAATTTTAAAAACTCAGCCATTACAATCGGAGAATTTTCAAGACTACGATCTGCATCTGAGAAATCAATATTATCAACTTTATCATTCACCAAATCCTCATATGGCTTTAGACGTTTTCTAACACTCTCTTTTCCTGATGGCGGAATCTTGTACGTTACTGATGGGTGTCGTGGGCTATACACGTCTGCGCCATACGTCTTTGCCTTACTTGCCGTTTTAGGGTCAATTAATTCTTTCGGACCAACTAAAGTAATATCTCCATAACCCTCAAGCCCTTGCTTATTTGCATCAATAATTGCAAGTGATGGATTAGCAAGACCGCCAAGCTTATCCGCAAATTGCAACTTTCTTTCATCCAAATTATGAACAGCTAAAAGTGACTTATCGGATCCAGTTGGCATTGCTATTTCACCCGGCTTATCAGCCAAACTAAAAGCAACTCCCGACTTCTGTGCTAGGCCGCTGAAAATGCCACTTGTTGTTCCTACATCCTCGGGCTCTGACATTTGTTGTGTCGTAACTGGTTCAGCTTCTTGCGCAGTTGTTGGTTTTAACTTATCGCGTAAGGCATTTGTAAAATCAACCGCAACCGTACCACCGACACCACCGAGTAAACCACCAAGGCCACTCATAGCAAAACGCGCCTGAACTTCATTCAATTTAATATCATCACGAAAAACACTTTCAGCCGCAAGCTGTACACCTTCCTGCGTTACTTCAGTAGTTGGTTCGATAATTGCTCCAGCTGCCAGACGCTTAACCAAGCCCTTAATAAAAGGTTGCTTAATTTCTTTTCCAAATAATTTATCAGGAAAGATTTTATCGAGCGCACCGATAGCAACACCCGTAGCAAGACCGAGACCTGCGGCTTTATCCTCACTCAGGCCATACTTCATGCCAAGCTCTTTAGTATCTTCTGCTGTTGATCCGATTGTTAAGCTGAGACCAAGAGCTGGATTAATAGCATAAGGCCCTAATGAACTAACAATGCTCGGACCTAACTCAAATAATGTCTCACCAAAGTGATCGGTAATTTTCTTATCCCATGGTGCTTCCTGATACGCCTTACTAGGGGCGAACGCTGGACTATCTTGTAAATTCTTTAGGGACACTTTCATTTTTTCAAAAACAGAATCCTCTGGTTTTTGCTGTGAAAGTGCTTGATACCATTCTTGATTTTTATTCCTACCCCATTCTGTTTGATCGAGCACCTTATCCCCAATATCATGACCAATCTGAGAACCAAGAGGTGGATTTTTTTGTAAATTATCAGCAACAAAATCAAGTGTTTTCGCAAACAATTCTCCAACTCCAACACCTGTTTTCGCAATAAATTTCCCAGCTTTATATGGCAGTGTTTGTTCTGTAGGCTTAGGTGCCACTGGTTTTACAATCGCGGGAGTGCTCGTCTGAGTTGTACCAAGATCAGGCAATTTAAACGCCGCAACTTTTGATTGACTCATTGAACTAAACAGTGAACCCGTCGGTGGTGCTGTTTGTTTTGGTGTTGCTTTAAATGCCTCAGGCTGAACTGATTTTATTGTTGGCTTTTTACCCATCAAAAAATTAGCAGTGTCCTCAACAGGATCGGCGAATTGCTTTCCGAGATTGAGCAATGAATCAAACAAGCCCATATAATTTAATTTTATTCTTCCTGCAACATCTTAAATATATCTTTGTCAGAATATCCCGCTTCTCGATAAGTCGTAACAGATTTTAATATTTTATCGGCTTCAGCATCAGGATTGGTAAACCAACCATCAAGGTCAAAATTATTTTTAATCCAATCCTTAGTAATGAACTCGTTATCCTTGTTATTTTCTTTTGGATCGAGTACGCCCTGCGCCTTTGAAACACCCTCAAGATACTGCTTTTTATCCAACATCTGAGCAGCATTTGGATTTTTTGCATCACCAAATAAATATTGGATATCCCCAGTCTTTGGATCAGGGCGTGTGAAGTATGTTCCGGTGTGTGCTGTCGAACCACCACCAACAGCTTTTGCAGTAACTCCCGTTGGGATAACGGTCACTTTCTGCGTGTCCTTATTATACTCTATGATCACTTCCTTTCCTGTTTTACGATCCGTTTCTTTATAAATCTGAACATTTGGATCAACAGATTTCATTCCTTCGTATTGTGTTATAGAGCCATCAGCATTCGTAATTGGAACCTTCGTACCTGCTGGAACTTTCGAAAGAAGATCAATAAGATCTTTAGCAACACCCATCTGATCCTGCGCTGTTTTAATCGTCTGAGCTTTTTTAAGGGTTGCAGAATAAGCATCAGTAAATCCGGGGACACCGAGTGTCGTGTCAAACTCTTTCTTTTTAGCATCATCGAGAGCAACTCCACTGCCAAGCGACTCCTTGAGCCAGTCGAGATTCGATTTTTTATAATCAACCTCAGCCTGTTTTGCCTTTGAAATAGCATCAACCTTCTCACGCGCGAGCTGATTTTGGGTAACAAAAATATCCTTTGCTGTCTGAAGATAGTTCTGCGCGATATTATAGTCATCTTTTTTACCAGTACGAATAGCTGTCTCAGCAGCAACGCGCGCTGCCTGCATTGCGGATACCCGCTTTGATTTTAGATCATCAATGTTTCGATCATACGCGCTTTTAACAGTTTCGAGATAACCGCCTGCGCCAACAAAAGAACCACCTTCAGTAGGCGATACAGCTGATACACCAGCAAACTGCGTATTCATAAAACCGCCGCGCTCTCCTGCGCCAACTAACGATTTTGCCATACCCTGTCGCTTCTCCTCTTCTGCCTGACGAATAAGCACATTAAACTCTTCGCCCGTTGCTTGCGCTTGAGCTTCAATTTGCGACTTCTCTTCCTCTGAAAGGATACCAAGGCTATCGCGCATCTTTTTAAGATCCGATAAACCATCAGTCATGAACTGACTTCCGTCTGTTGGTGTAGTTGTAGGCTTTGATCCTTGTGGGATATCAACACCATTCGCATCAACAGCAACCCTAACTCCATCGCGCATCATGTAGTAAGAGCCATCCTTTGGGTCGTATGCGGATCTTCCCGACATGTAAACACCCGGCGATGATTCCCAGAACTTCGCGCCTGTTTTAGGGTCAACATAAAATCCATCTGAATCTTTCGTATACCCCGGCAAGTTTCCAGCCTGATCCCTCTGCATCATGTTAGCAGCATCGGCCTTTGTCTTGTCCTCCTGACGCCTAATTGTTTCGCTACTCTGAACGATACCATTTTTCTGTACCAAGTTTCCCATCGCAACGTCTGGGTTAATAACTCCCGACGTATCTTTAAAACGCTTCTGTTCTTCAATAACAAGCGGATCATTCGCTTGCACTTTAGTACCGTCAGCAAACTGTCCAAACGTTCCCTTGTATACCTCAGGGGTTAGATTGTCAGCTGTTGCTTGAGTAGGTGGGATAACTGGTTTTGTTGGTTCGTTCATATTATTGAAAAACGCGAAAGAGACTTGATTTTTCTGGTTGTGAAGACTTGCGAACAGCGAATCCGTAGTTTGTAATTTCCCACGCTTGATTATCCCCACTACTTGCAAATTCAACCTGAGCGTTATAGAACGGAATGCGTTTAAAATTCTTATTCAGATAAATTCTAAACTTCTTTTTTCCACTTAAATCATCGTTGGTACCAAAACGTTCAGTACCAAATGGAAGAAGCCCAAACAAATTATACACGCTTGAGTTATAAATGTATGCCGACTCTGTGCCTAAAAAGTTTGTTGCATACGTTTGTGTGTATCCGTCCTCATCAAGAAGAAGTGAAATCGAGATCGTTGTGTTAGAAGATATGTAGCCTTCAACCCAAACAGCATCGAGTTCCTTTAGCTGCGCCGGTGTACCGAAATCAAACCGTTTAGATCGCCAGTTCGCTGTTACACCATAGACGTAATCTTCCGGAGTATCATTGACCTTATAAACATTCGGTTCACTTGCTGAGCCGAAATACAATGCCTCGCCAGTACCATCGTCGAAGATCGCCCAATCGTTTGCATTGAATCCTACAATAGGGCTATCCCAGAACTTCTGACGGATATTATAAACAAAGATTGCATCATTGATTGAGCTTGCCGACGTTGCCTTTGCTGAAAAATATGCCTTGTCTCGGAACACAATACCGGTCGAAGAAGCGAATACTGCCGCGTCAATCGTTGGCTTAATGATGTTCGATATCGCAACTTGCTGCGGATAGTCCACTGTTTCAACACGTTCAAGACCCATGATCTGATTATCCGGCGTAATGAAGTATATAGAGTTACCGCTCGTGAACGTTGTTTTCTGGTTGATTGACCCAACAGTTTGCGACTTTCCATCGAAAGGTTTAAGAGGCAGGACTGTATATAAGCTGTCCGATAGGGTTGCCTTATAAATAATCGAACGCTTGAACATGTATATCGAGTTCTCGTCGAGCACCATTGCTGTCACACCACCACCACCTTCACCGAGATTGAAGATGCCGGCAGCCGTAGCAGTTCCATTCGTTACGAGTGTGCTTCCAAACGTTGTAGCATCTCCATATTGAGAAAAGAATACAGCCTGCGTAGAAGACGCTACGCCTGCGATAAACAAGCGGTTATTGGCATTAAGGTAAATGTTACCCTTTGGGTCACTTGCGCGTACCAGAACCGCTTGCGCGACCCCACGGTTATCATCACACGCGTGAGCCGAGGCTACTGTAAATGAGGTTGCCGATAATGCGCTATAAGCAATTTCTTGGCCACAATAAATAATCGAGCCGGTAGCCGTAAATCCTGTAGTGCTATCAACCGTAACCGAACCAGCTGCTGCGATCGCCGCGCCGTTCGTCATTGTAACTGCTCCCGTCCAACGCATCGCGCTATCAACAGCATTGCCGAAATAGACGTAGCTTTGGAGGTCTGTGTTTACATTGAAGTCAGCGAACCCAAACTCGCGACCATCAGTGAGCCCAGTCTTTAAAACTTCCCAGCTACCGACAATAGGCGAGTAGTACTCTATAAACCCCTGTGTCGTGCGCATGAGTATGTTTGACCCATCTCGCTTTCTAAACGTATGCAGGGACTTAATAGCAGCTGCTGTGGTACTTGCAGTTGAGCCGGATGGATAGATATCGTAGCCCAAGTTTCTAATACCAACACGATCACCATCAAATACGGTAGTGTTCTGTCCTTGTGGATTTGCACCATCATCAATCTTAGTTGGGTCTAGCTTTGTTTTAAAACCGCTGAATGTCCCGTAGGTTATCCATTGCGAATCAGCCGGAAGTACGCCAGCACCATACGAAATATCCATTGCTTCCGGGCTTGTAGTTCCAAAATTTTGTACAGCAGTAACACCACCAAACGAGGCGGTGATTAATGCGGCTAAACCAAGTAAGACTTTTTTGATCATATTGTTGAACTTATTCCGTTTGGCTGAGTAGTTACTTGTTCAAATGGATCGCTCTCGAATCTGTATCGCTGCGTAATAATAACCGGGGTCATTGGCGGATATTTTTCCTGAAGTTCCGACCAAGCCTTTGCGCGTTTTTCTGCGATCTTATTAAATACTGATTCGTTTTCTTTATCACCAAGTGACGTAAGCATCGCATCATACTGCACAACATCACACCATTCGCTTTCACCTGCCAATGCTGAATCCGTTGAGTAGACGTTTGATGAATTGAAGAAGTATTCCTGATCCGGTCGCGTTGAACCACTTAGAATAATATTGTTTTGTGTGTAGTACCAATAATTTAATATCGTCCATTCTCGAAGATATGAGGCACTGATATAGTAAGTTCCCGTTGGCGCGCTATTCAAGATAATTGCAAAATAATCTAATGCGCCCGTGTCCGGTGTACCGGTTGTTGTACAGTTATTCAGATCAAACGCGATCTTATTCCAATCATCAGCAACAAACGCCTGACCTGAGAACTGTGCTGTTATTGTCTTGCTAAAATAATTTGCTGCGCTACTACCATATCGAAGCTCGATTGATGTTGGAACACCGTCAAGGAAAATATCTAAGAAGACGTATTTCTTCAGATAATTGCTGTCTGATAACGAATCAGGCGAGACTGTAATCGTTGCCACGTTCGAGCTGTTTACAACGGTAGCTCGGATACTTGCAGCATTTCCGTCCTTAACAATAACCGTATCGCGCGCGATAGCTGTTACATCACCAGTTCCAACATAGTCCGCAGCGACATTTGCAGAATCAATAAGGACACTCGAGCCATTTAAGAGGCTTGAGCGAACACCAATAAATTTACTGTTATCGTCCCAAATCTCAGCAAGGTCGTTTCTGTTATCAACATCCTCATAGAACTGCTGCAATGACGTGTATCTGAATCGTTCCTTGAGCGCGTACCCCTTCTTATTGTTATCGAGGTATGCAATTTCAGCCTGATCAGAAGGTACCGGATATTCAAGAACATCAGCAAAGACACGGAGAGTTGTCTTTTTTAAGTTCCATGGAAACATCGAGGATCGTCGAAGAGTTCGAATGGCCTCATCCAAATCACGGACTTTGTATTGCTCTTCAATGGTCGAGATGACTTGCCATCGATCCATGCGAGCGAGGATTGTTGAGAGAGGAGTTGAGGCCATAGGATTATTCTTCAGCGATAAATGTAAAGCTACTATCCGTAGTAACAGAACCAGCACCACCATTTGCAGTAAAATTAAAGTTAATTCTACTAACAAATCCGGTATCACTAATTGAGTTTATTGACCATTCGTTTGTTGCGCGATCAGAACCAGCAGAGCCTGTAATTGATGGCGATAGAATAGTGTTGGCAGAAACATCTATTTTTGTATACGTAAATATGTTTCCTGCATTAAAAGCAGTCGAATCATTTACTGCACCCTCAATAGTAAGTCTTTCCTTGAATACAGTACCCTCCGCAATAACATAACCCTCTGAGTAGTTTTTACTTGCTGCCTGAGCAGAACAGACCTTAACAGATGTCCTAATAATTGCTGGCCTAAAACCAACTGTCACTGTTTGGTCATTATTCCCATCTACTCCTGATGTTATAGATTGAGCTAGAGTTGCAAAAGCAATTTTCTTACCAAAATGTAATTGGATTTGATTAGCACTTATCGCCCGACCAATTGGAATAATTGTTGTTGTTGATGGTGTTGTAGATATTGAACCAGCCGTATCAGCAACATAATACATTGCCCCCTTTGTGAGCCCTGTAAATCCACTGAGAAGCCCCGAAACAACGATTGTCGGCTTAGTCGAGATTGATGCATTCGTTGTTATAAAACCAAATGCCACCACTGACGTTGTATCATTACCATCCGCCTTATAAACAAGACCGTCTGATGGTCTAATAGCGACAGCCTGCGGTGTTACTGAGCCATCAATCGCCTCGCCAGTAACAAGCGAAGACGTTGTAAATTGTGGTGAACTCCAAGAAGAATCAAGTTGTCCCAATGAATTACCGACGGGAATTGTATTCGCAAGTCCGGTTGTCGAAGTCACTACCGTCAACTGGTAACTTCCGTTTTTCATGATTGAACCACTGTTCATGCGCACGTTCAAGCCATTCGTATCCGCATAAATCGGGCTTGTTGAGCTCGGCGTAATCTGCAAATAACCGTCCGTATGAAACCCAAGACCCGACGTTGAAGATGCGTTGATACCAATCTTTCCATCAGTAACAAAGATACCTTTTGTTGAAGATGCTGTGAGACCTGAACCACCATCCGCAATATTATAGCTAGTAGTCCCATCATCTGTTCCAACCCACTTCTGAGTTGATTCGTTATAACAAATCGTTCGCTGCGGTGTACGGCTATTATAAGCCCACACACATTTGTTTGAGGTTGTTGCGCCATTACCGATTGCGACCGTCGACGTTGTATTCGTAACCGGAGAATACCAATAGTGAACGTTCGACATGATCACGCTACCTCCCGCGTTATGCGCCTTTTTATTTGCGGTAACTTCCGACATGCTGTTGCCGTAGAAAGCAAGACCACGTGCGCAACCTGTGAACGTAAGGCCACTGATTCCGGTACATTTAGTTATTTCTTCCCGAGCACTACCAGCTTCAAGCGAAAGAAAAATTTCATTCCCAATATCGGCAGCTGTAAGCGTATGCCCGTCCTTTGTTGTAATAGAAGAAACCGCGATCGTTGTTGCCGAAGAGGAGATTGACGATGAAAGTGTTGTGCTGTAACCAGTCACCGGCGTACCGCCAAACTTATCTGAATTTGTAAGTGCCTTATCAATTTCAGAAAAACGATCAACAAGAAGGGTGTTCTGTTCAGCTGTACCCTTATAATTAAAGATCGCATGTTCAGCTGCAAGTTTCGCACGCTCAATAAACGTTGGATATGATCCGAGTTTATTCGTTAGATATTGATGGAGTGTCTGTGCCTGCGCTGTCTGAGCAAACAAAAGAGTGGCAGAAACAGCGATAGCCCCCACTATCTTTTTTACAAGTCCGGGATTTAATCCCAATAATTTTCGAAGTTTCTGCCACATATATTTATTTGCTGAAGCCAAATGCTTGGCCAAATTTCTTAATAAGTTCAAGGAGACCGTTTGTAAGTTGCTTTTGACGAAGTGTGATTACTTCACCATGCTGAAGTGTGCGAACTTGAGCTGGATCAACATCTGTCCACGCCTCTTCTGTCCACGCATTAATTCCAAAGAACTCTTTAAATGCGAGTTCAGAATCAATCCAGTGAGCGATATTATCCGAGTCAACGAAGTAGATCTTTCCATTTTGTGTATCACGTACGAGTGCCATATTCCAACGAATAGTATTAACATCCACATTATCAGGCAAATCCTCAATGGTTTTTGCAACTGTGATTGGATAATTTTTATCGAGTAAACGAACATCAAGGGTATTATCTTTCCACGCCTGAATAGTTACCCATGCGCCATAGTCCTTTGGTTGTGGGCGGTAGCCGAGAATACCGGTAAGGAAGTCCACATTTTCTGCGCCGAGTACGTCAACGATTACGAAAGCGTGGTACCAATCAATCTGACCAGAACGAATAACGCCGGATACGCTCCACTGTGGGTTATTACCACCTGCGCCAACGATAAGCTGCGTATCAATAAGTGCTGTATAAAGTCCCGCGCGCGTAACATTGCGTACAGAAAAGAAGTTTTTAATCCGATAGTTATTTCGATCAGTCTTTATTTCGTTAGTCACGACACGCTTCAATGTGTCCGGTGCCATTCTGCCATCAATAAAGTTTGGGCAAAGCAAATCATTACACTGTCCAACGTTCTTCAACGCATACAGCGTATCATCAATGCTTGTGCCCTCATTACGTCCTTGAGCAATCTGAATATAGAGATCTCGCCAAGAAAGTCGTACTGGATGTTCGCTCATGAACCAGCTATTGATCTGATTAGCCATGCTTGAAGCACATGAAACACAAGACAAGATGCGTCCCTGATAAAGAAACAGATCCTTTATTGGGGAGTTCATGATCTTTTCAATGCGACCGAGTGGCTTGATCTCAGATTCTGAAACTAATTGAGCACCAAAAACATTCTCACGAATATAATCGCGGACGTTAAGTGGTGCTATTTTTAAGCCTGAATCACCAATATCGTACATATTTATTCAACAATTTTACTGCGATCTTCTAAGAATAATTTCAATGAATGCAAAGCTGTATTTGCTGTTGGCACGATAAGAGCCACAACAGCCGCGTATTCAGCAGGGATATTAATCTGTGGAATAACAGCAATAATAAATGCTACAAGTGAAGCTGAAAGGCTGTACCCAAGCCCTTTCAAAATCTTCTTTCCATCTGCTGAACTAAGTTCAAATTTTCCAGAACCGTATACATTATACATACTATTTATTTAATATCTTAATTAATAAATTTACTTTTTCGTCGATACCCGTTATCGTCCCCTCGACCTTACTTACTTTCTCAAAGAGAATTGATCTTGAAACATTACCATCTTTTATCTCATCCTTAATTTCTTTAATCTGTGAAGTATGGGTATCAACCTTAGTTTTCAAATTTAAAAACCACACAACAATCCGCCATACTGATATACCAACTCCGGCAATTACGCCAACTGGCACAAGTGTATTCTGATCAATTTGTGTAGTCGGCATACTATTTTATAGCTTTTTTTGTTGCCTTCAATATTTCCTCGGGAACTACAACTTCAGGAGCTGGAGGAAGGGCTGCCATTGCTGCTTCCGCTGCCTTTGCAGCATCTTCTTGAGCTTTCTTTTCTTTTGCTCGCTGACGATTATTAAGTTCATTATTAAGAACTTGGAGATTCGTTTGCAAATTAACTAACTGGTTTTGCAAATCGAATCCGAGAGCTTTGAGTTCTACGTCTGAAAGTAATGTGATGTCCATAGGTTTATATGATTAAGCTACTACAGGTTGCGCTGCCGCTTCCTGTTCTTGTTTTTCTTTTGCTTGTTTACGAATCACAAGCTCTTGATTAAAGTTTTGAAGGTACCCATTTAGCTGATTAAGCTCTTGATTATTTTTCTGAATCTCTGCTTGCTTAGCTACAATTTGTCTTTGTATATCGAAGCCCATAAGGCCAAGACCCGCATCTGAAAGTAATGAAATATCCATAGTTAAAAAGTTATAGAGATATTATATCATTAAGCTGGTCTTCCCGGAACAGCGAGCCAGATAGCAAGTTGCGCATCAACAACTGCCTTAGCTGCTGTATCCGACGCGATTGCTGCTGTGTATGCAGTAATTCTATCTTGATATGCCTGACTAGCTGCTTCGTATTCAGAGATACTATAAAGGACTGTTACCGCGGTGTCTCGTAAAATGTCGTGACTATCCCATGATTGTGCCATATTATTCGAATTTTTTAGATATTTCTTCTGCTTTGGTTACGTTATAGAGTACGGTTGCGTCGATGAGTTCTAACGTATCGTGATCTTTCCACCTCAACGTTCCAGTTCCTTCGACAATCGGATGTCCATCAGGAGTAAAGAGAATCATAGGTGTTTATAATATTGTCAAGCTCTTCAACGTCTTCGGGTGGACAGGCTTCTCGAAGCATCTCGAAGTGTCTTTTTGGTTTGATTATTCCGTCGAAACCGTGGGTTATGAAGTTTGGCATATTAGTTTAGAACTGTTACGTATGCGATTTGGCTTGTAATTGTGTTTCCAGCATCAGCAGTACCCCATGTGACTGTTACATCGAGAACTTGTGAGGCTGTTGTATCAATCGTCGTTGTTCCTGTCTGTACAATTCCAAGATTAAGGCCACTCGTATGAACTTCATCGTACTGTCCACCTGCTGAGACTGTTCCTGTTGCACCTGTGGTTCGGCAAGTAATTTCTCCATCAAAGAAAAATCCATCGGTTGCTCCATTTCCTGAAACCCCCGTTGCTGTTGCAACAACCGTTGAGCCGAGTTTTATTTTAATCGTTACGTTTGGATTTCCGGTTGATGAGTGATACCCATGAATATGAAGCTTGAGTGTTTTACCTGCGACAAAGAAGTTAGCTGGGAGTGTGAGGCCACCACCTACCGTGACTCCTGTACCGAATAACGTTGTTTCCGTTACAGTATTCGCAATCGTTTTATCAGCTGTTTGAGTAAAAAGTGTTCCAACGATACTCATTCGTGCGAGAGACGTTGGAGCAATGGTAAACCGTTCTGCGAGAAACTCCATTGTCCCGGCTTCTGTTGTTGTTTGGAATGAGCCACTCGTGAATTTAAGTGGAGCCGTAGATGCTGCCGTTGTACCTGCTGCTAAATGAAGGACAGCAGTCGGAGATGTGATACCACCGGCACCAATCTGACCTGCTGCCGCGATATAAAGACGGACATTTCCAAGACTATTCGTACAGAAACTCATCGGCGCGTTATTCTCGTTTGAGATCGTCACGTGACCGGAGTTATATGTGAACACTGAAAAAGACGGTACAAATTGGCTTACAGTGTCATTATAAAGACAGAGTTGATATGGATTTTGGTCGTCAGTATGAAACGAACCAATAGCACCTGCAACGATAGCGATACCCTTATCTTTTACTGTCAAAACACCCGGACCGACAACACCCGGAATTTCAGCAGAGAACCATGCAAATACAGTACCATCTGACTTTTGGAACTGCATGAGGTCGGTCGATGGAGAAGCTGCTGCCTTTGCAATTAAAGCAACTGTCGCGCTCGATGGCATTGTAAACGTTTGCGTTGCTGTCCACGTTTGGGTTGTTTGCAGAAGTGCGATTGTATTTCTGATCGTGCTCGGAGTCAGATAAAAACTCGTTCCGTCGAACTCCATTTCACCAGCTGCTGCGGTTGTTTTGTTCGTACCCGCAAACAATTTAAATGGAGCGATAGAAGAAGTACCTGCTGCGAGTTCAAGGCGGGCTGCAGCTGTGGTATTTTTACCGATACCAATCGAACCATTTGATGTAGGTGTCGAAGAAGACGCGAGGACGTTGTACATTCCAAGGCCGTAAATAACATTTCCGATATTCAACTGACCGTTTACTGTAGCTGACGGAAGGTCAACATACGCACCAACCGCGATAGAACCAGAACTTGTCGTTAAGTTTCGAGCTGCAAAAGCTCCAAGAATAGAAAGAGCTGACGCACCTGTTGTAATTGCGCTGAGTGCCTCCATCCCAACAGATGAAATATAACTTGCTTGATAATAGGTCGTTCCTTTTGCACCACCTAAAATAACGCTATTTAGACAGTAAGTATTCCAAACAGCTGCGTTACGTCCCACGACGATTGCGTTATAAAAATTCGAACCAACGCTCGCTGCACCATGTCCGATTAAAACGGAACTATCGGAAGAACCGACCGGGATGTTATATCCCATTACAACATTCTTAGAACCGAGAGGATTCGTTCCAATAAGCGCACCAAAAAACTGATTTTCACCACCCGATGACGTTCCTAAAATTGCCCCCTCACCTGCTCTATAACCAAGATAAGTATCGGTCGAAGCGATCATCATCGACGGAGAACTATTCACGGTAAGAAAACGGTTGGTCGTGTTGAGTCGCGCAAAACTATTAACGCCTGTTCGGCTTGAATCTGCAATGTTATCGGTAAATGTCGTGACACCGTTCGCCACTTCTCCAACCTTTTTAACATCGTTATAATAAATGTTTCCTGTAACCGCGCGATAAATACAAACGTGGGTTACACGATAGTCTGAAGAAACCGGGAGCCCACTAATTGCCACCTGCTGATTACCAGCTGACGTTGTGATTGCTGTTGTCGTTGCTCCCGCTCCTGTGTTTAATTGTGTTTCACCAACTGCTGTTTTATATGTGATGCGATAAAAATGAACACCATCATTTACGTTTCCAGCAGATGCGATAAGAGCAAGGGTTGGAGCTGTTGTTGGTTGCGCTACCTGATTAAAATCAACACCGATATCGAATCGTCCAATATCAGACGTTGTAGTACCTAATACGTGGAACCTAACTGACGGCGAGGCTCCTAGACCTAAATAACCAGAGTCTAAAAGATATGCAGAAGAACCCTGTACAAGTTTTCCGGTAGTCCCATCAAAACGAGCTATCGTGTTGTCAACAGAAGACGCCGGTCCGAATAGATCTCCATACCCACCCGGTATCGTTTCTGTTATTTCGTCGCCGATAGCAGATCCTGAAACTCCGGCACCGACAAAATCAATCGAGTTTACACTCGCATTCAATGTCACTCCCTCGTCTTTGATCGTCAGTGGACGACCTTGTTCAGAATTTTGTCCGAATGACACAGTGATTTAGATTATTTTATCTTCTCTTCTGTAATTTTTACCTCATCATCTGGGAAATTTACGTGCGAAATAATTCGTCCGTAGAACTTTTCAAGTTCGTATTTTGCTATTTTTAACAACGTTGTTTTCTCTTTATTCCATGATTCTCTCTTGGATATCTCGCCATCACGATCATCAAGTATCAACGACTTTGCTGCAATGATGGCTTCTTGCTCTGATCTGAATTTGTTTGCTGTTAAGATAATCTGATTAGCATCTTGCTTGGCTTTAGAAACAGCCTCTTGCGCGGCTTTCTGTTTCAATTTGTAGTCAAGTACCTTTTCTTTTTCTGCTGATGCCTCAAGGCGTTGATCGTCTGTTAATTTTTTAGCAGCTTCAAGTTCGGAAGAATGATTGTTCAGAAGTACCGTCTGCGCTTCTTTAGCTTTTTGCATTGCGTCATGAGCTTTCTTTTCATCATCAATACATTTTTGCATATTGATAACCGCCTTTTGTTTACGCTCTGGGAAGTCAGCGATCTCTTTTTCAAGCTTGCTAAGCTTCTCCTGCTCCTTTTTAGTACCATCCTTTGCGTCATCAAACTCCTTTTGCGCGTTCGATTTATTGACCAGAATAGCGTCAAGAAGTTTTTGCTCAGCAGCTGCCTTATTTTGAATAACCCTTATTTTACTAGCCTCGACTAGCTGATCATTAATAAGCTGTTTATTTTCTAGCCGGAGCTGCGCGTTCTCATTTTTAAGTTCAGTATTCTTTTTTTCAAGCTCTTCATTGGCCTTTGTTTTTGTTTCAAAAATAGTATCTAGATCAGAAAAACTATTTTTTCTTGTCTGAAGATCTTGAATCTCACGTGTAATATTCGCACGCTCTAAAACAACATCCTCGTTTGAAAGGTCTGTTGGCTGTGGAATTTCCGTGATTTGTTTTGCCATATTAAGCAACACCTAATACCGCGTCGATTGTAAGAGTAGAGTCCGTCACTGTTCCATTTCCAATTGCACTAACTCGAATAAATCTGTCCTTAATCTCAACAGGAAGTCGATATTTACCCGTTGCTGAGTATTTATGCGATGCTGCGGATTCAGTACAAACACCGGCAGATATTGAATTGGTTGTCTCCTGATACCACGTAGAATTATCATCCGAAAATTCTATCTTGATTGACATGTCGGTCAATTGTCCAATCGTAAAATTAATGAGTAAAACCAACTGATTCATTAATCCACAATCTGATAATACTGTTCCCGCTACGTAACCAGTAGTTAAAATTGCAGCTGCGCGTACTGATTGACGAGCGATAATATCTTGATTTGAAGCCATATAAATTATTTATTTGATGTACTAACGAGTCCCGATAGAAGAGCACAACACCCGAACTATCGGGATGTCGTCAGAATACCAACTGAAGACTAAGTTCCTCATTGGTCAAAAGATAGGTTGCTCTGTCTTCACAAAGCAATTCCGTATACTCGCGACCATTAATAGACTTTTTGCACATGCTAAGGACTTTGAGACGCGAAGATCCAAAATACTTTTGTGCCTCTACCGGAGCAGATGACACTTCTTCTTGGAAAACTTCTGGCTCAACAACAGGTGCCTCCTCTGATAATCCGTCAATTTTACTATCGAGATCCTCAGGAACAGACTCCGGAGCTACCTCAACAGGTTCGAGGCCGACAACTTCGCCCTCTGGCTGCTCTACTTCTGGAACAACTTCCTCAATTACTTCCGTTGAAACAGATTCAACAGCCTCATCAGCAGGTACCTCCGGAAGATCCGGAAGTACCGCTGACTCAACTTTTGTTTCAGCCTCAAGCACCTCTGATAACGATTTGCGCTTTTTAGCCATAACTATTTATTTTAAGCAGCTGCGACTAATGAAGCACCAGCCTCAAGTGGCAAATAGAACACTGTGTGAACAATCGCATCGCCCGCTGCACCAGCTGTTCGAAGAGAACCTATGGTATCCGTACCACCAGCTTTACCAACGATACGATTTGCAAGACCCTTTCCATTCGTATCAGCAGTGCTCGTAACGCTTACCGCATACGAACCCATCGAAAGTGATGTGTCCCCAGCATCGCTATTAAGCGAGAACATGAAGCCAACTGCCGCAGAAGCGAGATTACCTGCTGCACACAAATCAGCGTTTGCTGTTTGCAATGTCAATTTATAGTCAGTAACAGCTGCATCAAGAGCGTTTGTTACCTCACCAGTCCAAAGTGTGATGAGAACTTTACCCGTAACTGTGAAGAGTGCATCACCGACAGCGGTATTAACATCTTCAGTTTTCGTAACACGGAAACCAAGTCCCGGAACGAATGTCGCAGGAGTTTGTGCGGTCGCATTTGCCTGAAGATATTCAAGACGCTCAAGCACTGAACCATCAGCATTTGCAGCTACGAGAGTTGTTGCTGCTGTATTGTTTGCACTATCCGCACCAAGACGCTGCAAGACACCTTTTACATCTGTAATTAATGATTGTGTTGAAGCAGCAGCTCCTTCGATTGTATCGGCAAGAGCAGCATCAGCCACAGCACCAACACCGGCAGCAACTGTAGCAACATCATCAACCGCAAGAGCAGCAGCTGATCCACCAGAAACCTGAGCACCAGCAGATGCGTCAAAAATTACAGCATCCCAAGTCGAACCAGTAACTGTATCAACTACATCGCGAGTGAAGTTCGTAATACCCTGCGTGTATAAGCGACCACGTACTGATACATTGGTTGAAGCAACTGTGACGAAGTTGACCCATGCTACTGAAACGACACCATGAGCGTCGATATCAATAAATCCGTTAGTTACAGCATTCAAACTGATTACACGAACAGCTGCGTTACCCGCGGTAAAGCCCTTATAAAGGAGTTTTACTTTAAGATTGCTTACAGTAACTGCGCGAACAACCGTTGCTGCTTCCACAGAAGCCGAAGCATCGCGCCATTCGACATCAAGTTCAACGTTAGATCCTGTAACATCAAACGGACTTGTAAGACCGTCAAGAGCTGCGAGACCAACGATATTCTTGATAAGTACATTTGATGCAGAAATGAGCATTGAAGCTCCTGTTGCTGTACCAAACGTGACAACTGGACGATTTGCACCATTACCGAGACCGATAATAGAAATACCCGCAACGTCTACCGCGATACCTGCTGCTGCCGAAACAGTTTCAGAATGACCCGGGAGTACCCAAATCACGTCACCACGGCTTGCGGTACATGCGCCGATAGCTGCGTCAATGGTTGAAAACACGCGTGTCTCACCATCTGCATCAGCTGAGAGTACAAAACCGAGATCGCCTGCGTCTGCTGAGCTATTGGTAAGAACATAGTAGTCCTTTCCGGTAGGGCTGCGACGTGGCAAGAGGCCGTACTTTAAATCTGATAATTTAACTCGATTCATACATTTGTGTTATCCAATTGAACTCCACCTCCGGCCTTCCCCGCTCACAATTGTGTCGGACCACAAGTTCAAATGGTTAATAAATTTTCTAACTTTCGAGGTTTAAGCAACGCCATCACCAGAGCTGAATGAGAATCCACGACCTGTCACGTGACAGATACCATATCCTGCGCGAACACCTGCCTGATAGTTTTCACTACCATCCTGAAGTTCGTAGAAAGGAATTGAGTGTGGTTCTTCCCAAACACCGAGGTAAGCAGTAGTCGCCATTGACGATGCTGTTCCCCAATAGTGACGCTTTGAAGTGTCAACTGCGCCTGCTGCATCTGTAGCAACACGTGGGAGAATAACGTGGCGATATTTACCCTGCATTGGGTTCTTAATATTCGCATTTGTGTAGTCAACATTTCCTGTTGAGAACAAGAGTTCCTGAACAACATTGATATCAACTTCGTCATCAGTAGTCCACAAAATATCGTGGTTTACTGTCATCTTCTCACCAAACTGGTTCAAGGTATTTTCCTTTACCATTCGGCGGATTGCTTCAATAGCACCCTTTGAAACAGCTGGGTTATTAGCCAAGCGATTTCGGTATGTTGCTGAAGTACCGCGGAGTGTATGAGCAGTTGAAGCCCATGCAAGTGAATCACCACCAGTTGTATCAATTGTTTCGCCATCCATGTCAACGTATGAGGTTGCAGTAGCGAAAGTGATACGGTGCTGCAAATCAAGTTCCATACGATTTACAGGAAGTTTCGCAATGTTTTCAATGCGAGCCAAAACCTGTGGATACTTGTTTTGTGTGCGCTCTTCGTAGGTAACACCAATATCTTCTGCAACACGATATGATTGCAAATCCTTTGTGTAACCCTGTTGGAATCTAGCACGCTCAGCCTGAGAGCCTTCCGGCTTTTTCTTTGCGTATTCCTCAAGATCAATTTCACTCATTCGGCGGCTATCACCCGTATTCTGGGCAATAGAAAGCACGCGCCAAATACCCGACTGGCGAGCAACTGGCGGTACTGATTCTAAGTTGTCTAACCACATGATGGTAAGCAACGAAGTAAAGTCGCTAAGCGACAGTTTGTTAAGTTCCATAGATTAGTGATTAAACAATGTCGAGATTAAATGTACATACACCACGAGTAGCCGTGAGGTACTTTGTGATGCGAGCTTGGATACCAGCAGTATCTACAGCGAGACCGAGAGAGTTGTTATATTTAACACCCTTACCAACGTCTGCGGTTGTAAATGTACCAGCTCCAACTGTGAACTCTGCTTCAGCTTCTGCGAGCTTTGGAACCCAAACGTATTTGAGCTTCTTTGCTGTAGCATAGTCTGAATCAGTTGCAGCAATCGCTTGCGCGAGAATACCGCGGAAATTCGTTGTTGAATCAGTTGAGAGATCGAGCTCTCCAGCAGCATCAGATGAGACAGATGCGCCCTCTTCCATAGCTACAGATTCTTTCATCTGTTGCTTGGTGAGTTCCCAACGACCAGCTTTTAAGATCGGTCGGAAATTTGTATTTAATCCCATAAAAAGAAATTAAGTGAATAATATGTCATGCTACGCCAATTAAAAAATCGACCGCATATGAGCAGCAGTATCCAGCTTTTGTCTGAGGGTGCTTACCTCGAGGATTCCGGTAGAGTTTGTCTAGGGTCTACAGCCTGATAAATTGTTTGTCTATACACCTAGACAAGGGAATGAGTTGCACAATGCTTGGAATCATTATGCAACTTATCCACAGTCTATTTTTGCAATACTGCGTCAACGTCCTGAAGTGTTACCTGTTGAGGATGTTTGCCATCCCACAACTTTGTTGTTGCTGAATGGTGCGCATTCTCAATGAGATTAACCATCGTATTACCGATACCACCAACCCAGAAACACGGTACATTGTATTCTTGAAGTTGCGCGAGAAACTTTTTCGAAAGTACCAAGAAAATAATTTCTCGATAGCTCTGAGCATCCTCAATCGGCTGTTCAGTAACTATCATACCATACAATTCACCATGTACTACAAATTTTGCACCACTGGCGAGCTCAACGTCAACAAAAGGCGTTTCAAGTTGTGCGTTCGCAACAAGAACTTCATCGTTCCCAATGTAACCCAACACTGTTTTTTCTTCTGAAACTTCTGGCATAGAATTTAGTTAATGAACTTTGAATCAATATCGAATGTCCCGTAATCTTTTGTCGAAACAGTAAACACAACCTCCGAGCTACGTGGCTTTGTGTGCTCTGATTCAACGATTGCTTTGACAGAAAGGCGATCGCGCTGCCACACCTGATAGTCAACAACCTCTTTAGAGCCATCAAGAAAGGTGAGCTCTGTTGTTTGAAGATACGAATGAGGTGAATTTTGTACCTTGTGCACAACATTCGAAACCATTTTACCCCACGCAATAACAGCCTTGTCGTTATAAAGTGACACTGAAACCACCTTACCAACCTCGGTCGGTGTTTTGCTGTCGAAGCTTTCCAAACGTCCTTTATCCGCAACTGAGCGAACCATCGCTGTTAGGTCAGCAATCTGCTTACGAAGCAATTCAACCTCGCTCAATCTCTCGGCTGTTTCCGGTACCGGCGTTGCTTGATTGCCAAAAGGTGTGTTCATTTCCTGATCTGCCTGAGCCGATGAAGGAGATTCAGGGTTGAATGCGCCTTCTGGAATATCATTATTATTTTTAGCCATAGACTATTTGTTAATCTTATCTTTGTTTTTAAACTGATACCCAAATGATTCTGCAATTTCCATACCTCGCTTTTTATCAACCTCTTGTGCAGGATCTGGAAGACGTGGTGGCGCACCGAGTGGTGAGCTACTTGCGCGATGCAATGGATTCGCTGACTGCTGATAACCAACAGCTGCGCGAGCTTCCTGCATAAATTTGTTTACCGTCTCAACAGTGAGTTTTTCCCCACTCGACAAACGATTAAACCGATCACGAATAGCGGCAGCAATGTTTGTATCAATGCCCTGAAGATGGCCTTCGATAACCGTTTCCATCTGGATCTTACGCGCTTCTTCAGATGCAACTGAACGGATATCCTCTTGTTTAATTGGGGCAGAATCAAGAATATTACCATCCTCATCTGTCTTGAAACCCTTGGCCTCAAGTGCTTGGCGCATTCGAGATTGACTCTCGCGCATCCGTTTAAAATTTGGGTTTGCCGCTTCTTCTAAATCTTTGCGATCCTTTTCCCACTGCGACTCTTTTGCTGCCAATTCGGCAGCTCTAGCAGCATCCGCTTGTAATTTTGTAATGTCGGTTCCATCTGGAAGCTCAACAACATTACCGTTTTCGTCAGTATATTTTGCCATAACTTTTTTCTGCCCCTACAGCATCTACCCCTTGCGGGGCTAACCAGTCGATGCGTTGACCGTGGGCTGAATTAGTGGTCGCTTAAATTGCCTCGTGTATATTTTCTCTGCTGACAGCTGTTTCAGGTTCAAAAATATTTTCGAGTCTGGTTTTTAAAAGTTCAATACCGTTGATAGTCATTCTCAGATCACGCGTTTCATTATGAGACTTACTAAATTCAACAATATGCTGCATTATATCATACACCGCGCGCTTTATTTCATTTTTGTATACGGGACTCTGTACAATGTCTCGCGCTTTGTCGATATAAAATTCACGATCGGCCTTGCTTTTGATCTCTTTGTAGTCATACCAACGAATACCGCGCTTCATGATATTCGCAACAACAAGCTCAGGTTCCGAAAAACTCCTGAGCTTTTTATTATCCTCAACGATCGAGTTATATTTTATAGATAACTCTTCTTTTTTTGATATCGCTTTATCGAGCTCGTCATTTAGTCGATCAATTTCTGACTGCATTTTCTGATAACTTCCAATCCAGCCAAAAAGATACCGGAGTGTTCTCATCATAGAGCTTGCCCCATCATGGTGTTAATTGTCGGCTTTGTTTGGTTTTTACCGGTAGCATTTTTCATATTGCTAACCCCGGATTCCTCGGTAGTAATGTCTTGGAGTAGCTTTTGTGCGCCCTGTTTAACCTGATCGCCATCCATTTCAGCACCCTGCTGCATACCAAAAGGGCTTTCTGGTGCTTCATCCTGAAACATATCATCCTCTTTCCATGTGCGCTCGTACTTCTCAATAAGCGTCTCAGCATTAATCGGACGACCTGTGAGCGTCATAACCTTCTCAGCTTGCGCGAGTGAGTCGCTAAACATAATCTTATTCAACGCGCTTCCCTCAGATTCATGCTGGCTAACGACTGAGTACCACGTGAGCGCAATACTATCGATCATCTGCAAATTGATAAACTTAATACGCGTTGGCTTTTCTTGATTATCTTCAAACTGGCGTGCTGCCTCAAGCTCCTCATCCATTGCTGGGCGATCCATGAACATGATAATTTTCTTACCACGCTTATTTTTACCGAGCTTCGTATCAAGCAAAGTAAACTTTTTGTACATGTCCTCAACCTTGTTGCTAAACGGATTTTTATATTTTCCAACCGGCTTTGTCATGTTCTCCATCACGTTATACAAACGGAGGAACGATAGGTTTCGTTTCAAACGCATCCAAGCAAACACAGCGAATCCAAGCATCTTAATTGCCTGACGCTGCATCTCTAACGCTTGTGTTGCTGTCATCTGCTTGCCACCCGCAAGACCTTGCTGAAGATCGCCGCGTCCAACATACTCCTGCGTCTTTTCTTCAATCAGCTGGTACATTCCAATTTCACTCTGGGTAACACCATCATGGTCGATAAGGCGTTCGAAGTCGCCCTTACGCGCACCTTGTGTAACCGCGCCAGAAGCCCAGATATCTTTGCTGTAAATCTTTTTGCCAACAACACCGATAGGTGGTTCAATCGCTTGACGCCACTTACGAACAAGCAAGCGGATCATCTCATTGCTAAGTGATTGCAAAACCTTTGCGCTTGCGGTCAATGGACGGCCATATGCGAAGTTAGGTCCCATGCCTTTCAATACCGTCATTGTCATGTTATCGCCCTCGTGCTGCCATGGGAGCGGAGACTTTGGTGGAAGCATTGAAACAGCCTGAATAACAATCTGGTACTCATTATTCGGTACAGAAACGTATGTCAAAATTTCAACCTCATCTTTTTCAAGTTGTGCAAAACGGTATTTATAATCAGCGGCTATTCCACCAACAACGCCACCGCCCATTCCCGGCTTAACATATGGCCAATTTTCCCACTCGTATGTACCATCTTCTTTCTTTTGGCCATAAATCTTTTCAGCAGCAGAATAGCTCATGCGCTCGTATTTGAAGCGGTATGGCTGTTCGTTGAACCGGTACGCTGGAATCGTAATGTCACCAAGATAAACCTGCAAACCTGACACAACGCGCTTTCTGCAACGCTGTCGGCGCACCTTATTCTTTACATTCGGAACTTCAACATCTTCAAAATATTCTTCAACAAACAAGGCGCGCTGACCCAATAACTCACGGATAAACTCCTGATCCATGTCCTCAGCATTCTCTTGTTGCTCTGTACGCTTTACAACGTCCGACATTTCATCGCCAAGTTCGGCGACTTCAACATCATCGTTATCAAACGCGTAAAAATCATTTCGCAAATTCATCGCGAGAATTTCGTTCGCGACACTCTCGATCTTCTTTTCAGTTAAACCCGTGTTAACTCGAACCTCATCATCGTTCTTTTTTGGACGAAGAAAGGAATCAATCGTCTCATCGTTTGCGTAATAGTCCTGTTCGTATGTTAGGCCGTCAAACTTTTTGATCGGCATCATTCGCTGATCACGCGCGTAATTAAATTTCTCGACAAGCCACGCCTGTCCTTTCTCAACATCAGGTGAAACATTTTGAACCTTATCGTTTTCATGCGAATCAATCTCTGTTTGTTGACCGATAGGAAGTGTCATATGCCGGAATGAACGTCATTAGACGTTGTGTTAGTTATTGTTTTGATAATTGTTGATGAAACATGCGATTTCATTTGGTATCCAATAGCTGCTGCCATAACGAGATCCCAATGTTTTGTCGCACCTTTAACGACGTTCAAGTCTTCGCTATCGTACGTCCGACACTCATATAAAAGTTCTTTGTCCCAAATTTCAACTATAAAATTATGAATAGCCGTACGTAAATCATACAGCATACGCGGCTTAGTGGACAAATTGGTATGCCAACCAAGCTTTTCAGTTGTTATATCAAGCTCTTCATCGCGGCGTTCCTCTTTGTAAATATAATCATAAATCTCTTTTAATTTCGAAAGTGTTGTGTGCCCATGATTATTTCTTTCAACTGCAATCAGCGCATTACTAAATAACTCACCCGCCCATTTTAATTCATACGCAAACATGTCCGGTGCAATTCTATTACTCTTGTAACGAGCCACAACACGCGGACGTAGCGTAAAATCCCAAACGATACCGGTTGAACTATCGAGGCCAACACCTTCAGACACATCCGCGCCGATACCATAATCATGCCCATGTTGTGGCTCTTCGTAGATAACCCAGTCACCAACCTTTCGGATAGGCTCACGCGTCTTGTATTGCATTATGAGTTCTGGATCAAACATCTTGCTACCTGACGCGATAAACGCTTCTTCTGGCGTTGTCGGGTATTCTTGCTTGAGTGCTGTCCAGTCACAGCCAAGCGATAACCATTTAAAATAATAGTATGTGATCTGCTGATCCGTTAAACCATACTTTGCCTGCATGATTTGAAACTCGTTCGGTACTTCTTGCGGAATAACCTTTGCAATTTCCTCATCGTCCCACGTCCAGTTGAAAAAGAATGCTTTAAACTCAACCATGTTTGGCGGCGATACACGATTCCATGCAGCCCAAAACATGTCGTGGAAGTCTCCATTTTCTCCTTCAGCTGTTGATTCTATATCCAAACGTCCGTCAATCGGAATAGCCGGAATCGTTCCCTTTTTAATTTCATCAGCCTTATCCGGAAACTTTTTACAGATCTTTCCGTATTCAGAAACATGAACGCGCTGATACGTTCCAGAGCGTCCGGATGTACGAACAGTCACAGATGCGTATGTTCCCTCTTTAACCTTCACCTTGAGCTTATTAGCGCGGTCTACGTCAACCTCGTAATAGTTTTGCAGCGGGAAGTTTTGCCACGCGAGTGAAATCTTATTATCAAAAATATCAATCTGCGAATCCTGATCGTAGGAAAGAAAAAGTGCATCAAAGTTTTTGCCACTAAATAACACGTCGTCGAGCATGTCGATTGCTTCTAGAGACGTAAATCCCAATTGGCGTGATTTAAGGATTATATTGCGCGTGTGCGCGTGTCGAATAAAATAAAGTTGGGCGCGATTTGGCTTGAACGTAATAAGCTGACCAGCCTTATTGGTGATCTTGTATAGATTGCTCAAACGCCATTCTTTATCAAGAATCCGAGCATCAAACAGTTTTGTCTGGTCCGGTGTTATTTTCATTCTGCTTTATAATCTGATCGAGCAGGTTGCCCATGAGCGGCGTTCCCTTAGCTCCTGTTAGTTCCTGACGCTTGCTATAAACCTCTTTGCCAATCGTTTCCTGAACGTGCGTTGTCGCATCGAACTTGATTCGTTTCATCTTTGCGTCATCGTATTCGAACGTGTCACCTTTCTTCGTAACACCAGTGTTTATCGTCTTCATCCGCAAAAAATACTCCATGTTTTTATCAGCCTGAATAAGCATCGCCTCGCGCTTCCAGTTGTCGATATCTTTTCTGAAGCCCTTTGTATCCTCGAAATACCACGTATCCCACGTAGAATTGGGTATTTTTAGCTCTTCCTTGATTGTTTTATACATTTTTCCAGCCAAAACACCCTTTCGAATTTTAGATAATAAAGATCGGGTTAAACGTGTTGGTCGCCCCCATTTTCCTTGTTTACGTTTTGTCCCCATAGTTTAAAAATTTCTTAACGACTTCCAGTGGCCACGTCCAAGGCACTACGTTGCCCCCAGAGCGTTCCCAATATCCCTTCATGGCACATTGTGTGCCGAGACCCATATAAGCACTTGCTAGGACAAGATAGACGGCTAATCCTGCGTTTAAAAGTGGAGCCAACCAGCCGTATGTTACCAGATAAACAGTTTTACCAGTTTTGTCCGTAATAGTTCCAAATGCTGTGTATCCGTTAAGTTCAGGAATCTGTATATGCGCCTCGCTCACCGTGAAGTAAATCCACTCCGATGTTTTTTCTCTTGAAAGTATTTTTTTAATAAGCATATTTTTTGGGACGGATAGGCCTTTGTGCAAATTCTACGGTTTCGGAACCAAGGTTATCATTGCCGGCTAAACGCAAGAGCCTTGGAGCTTGTAGGACACTAGTTGCGCATCCGTCCGCAAAACTAGTATATCACAAGCCTATAGTTAAAACTTCTCCAATTTTTGAGAATCCGGTATTTAATCTTTTTAATTCGATTCCACGCGACATCATAATTTCGTATCGTTCCGACTTTGGTAAGTCTTTTATTTGTTCCCACTCTTCCGGTGTTGCAACACAATCGCGTATGGTCTCAGGATAGTATTGCGGATCTAACTTAATCATGCGGTGACCATTATCATCAAGCGGAGATGTTGCATCTACCCATTCCCCAAACTGTCGTAGCACTGGGGTTCCGTCATGCAAAAATCCCTGCTTCTGTAGTCTGCGCGCTTCCCAATCATATTTTACTTCTTGAATTACAGAAACGCTTGATAAATTTATTGTTGTATTACAGCTTTTGATGTGAACAAGGCCGCTCTTGCCTTTAAGATTTTTGTAATCTTCTTCGCTAATAATAACCTTTTCTCCGCCCATCATTTTTATTTCGTAGTTCATATTGATTGGATTATTCCTTTTGTTTTGTTTTGTAATGATTGTATCCCCGCTACTACGTCACCACGTTTCTGCCATAGTTTTTCGATAGACCCTATCCGTGGAGCGTACTCATTTGTGGCACAGTATTTAAGCATCCCTTGGATTTGAATCTTATTAAATTTATCGAGAAGATGTTTTGCCATAAAACGATCTTGCTGTTTTCGTCCACTAGATTCAAACCCCATTATACTTTTAAAAGTATCCAGTACCCAGTTAATATCTTCATTTCCAAAAACCTGAACGTCAGAGCTTTGCTCTTCTACGGTAGTAGAAGGTATTTTCTTACCTAACCTAACCTTACCTAACCTAACCTGCGACATACCAGTGGTTGACGATTGGTTGCCATTTGGTATGACATTGCTATTTTCTGGCTTTGTTAAGCTATATTTTTTTGTCTGTTTATCAACGACCAGCATTGACTTTTCTTTTCCGTACTGAGTTTCGGTATACCGATCTCCACGAACAAGGTTATGAATGAGCCAGTGCTTTATGACACAAATTCCACTATCGAAAGGTATTATAAATTTCTTTACGGACAAAACCTTGTAATCGTCCTCTTGTGATCCAACCATCCGCATTATCTTCTTCGGATTTGAAATAAAACCATCATCATCCGCCCTCATTGCAAGATGAAAATAAAGCAGCTGTGAACTTTGGGGCATGTCCATGAACGCGTCCGTGTCCACTATTTTTGAACTAAACATTCTTCGCTGTGCCATAAATTTTTAAAAAGAAATCCCCCAAAGGGGAGTGCGTGTGATACGACCCTTTCGGGTCACGCACTCTACTTGGGAGGACTAATATCGGGTATCACGCCGAAGTAACTCAGTATATCATGAGACATACCACAAGCAGTTTTAATCTGCTCATCTCAGACCACTGTAAATGATCTGAGTGAAGAGACTAAGCCCTATCGTTCTTATGGCCAACCTCAACCCAATCTTCTGCAAATAGATCGGACTCAGACGGTAGCCATGGAGATCTGATATCTGATTGCAATCCTGAAACTTCTGGCGGGATTGTTATAAACAGATACGGCACGGACATTTTACTGTACTCATCTGGAATTTGAGCCTGAACAAACAAGCCTTTTCCGTTCCATCCCTGACGTGTATAAAAGCTTCCGCCTTTGATGTCGCTTAGAGCATCTGAGAAATTCATCATACTTCGACAGTAGTTAATTTAGAAACCTTAATTGTAGTTGATTTTCTACCAAAGGTTTTCTTATATTTTAGTGTTGACACATCGAGTTTTGCGTACTGAACGACGATGCTTTTGACTGTTTTTTTAACGAGCGCGGCTATAGAGCCCGTGCAGACAAACGGTTTTGCTGGGGATGCTGGACGACAAGTCCATGATACCTTATCGCCAACCTTCAAAGAACTTTTTTTCATAGAGCGTATGTGTATATGTTGTGTACAAAGTGTGGATAACTAAGGACACTATTTTAATGATCTACCAAGCCATGTTCAAGGCAGTGAGTTTAAAAACTCAAGTCAGTAGTCCGCTTGCTCGCTCTAACTAGGCTTTCGTGCCTTGTTTGGTCAGACAAACACGCCTTTCGGTACGGGGTTTGCGCTTCTCACCCTCAACGTGCGCTACTACTGAATTGAATTTTCAAATCATATTATCCAAAAAACTCGCTTATTTTTTCTTCAATCATTGCATTACTAGCAAGCCAAGGTTTATCATCAATTACAACCTGAAGAATATCGGTGTCTTGATCAAAATGAAATCGAGCTTTTACGCCTTGAATTGAAACCGATCCACCCGACCCAGAAATTGCAACACGACCACCATTTTTTTGAATAGTTCGTAACCCCTCGTTTACTTTTTCAAATGTTGTTTTGATTTTCATAGTAAATATTAAACAAAAAACCACGCTTACGCGTGATTGATTGTGATTGTTTTTGACTTATCCCACGCCGTGAAATAGTCGGCGGTTTTAAAATACTACTTCATCTTCTGGTTTTAGTCAACGCAATCACGCGTTAAAAACACTATAACACAATTTTTAAGTTTTGTCCATGGTGGATATCCTCACTTCAACACGTGGATTCTTCTTGTCATTATGAAATGCAACAAACGAACCACACAACTCTTTGTCGTTTTCAAATAGCGCGTCAGCTAAACTCCCAAAGATGCCCTCCTGATCTCCGTGACGCTCGTTACTCCAGTAAATTGCAATATCCATGCGCCCTACAAAGTCTTTACCATACGGCTTAACCTTCTGGGCTTTCCCCAGAGCAAGCCAATAGCACTCCCGGACATAATCAGCCCACGCGAAGTAGCGAAGAGCCTTAGGAGTCCAAAGAGCCTTTTGGGTTAGCCGAAGTTTCGGCATGGCATTGCCTTTCGGATCCTCTTGATTCCCTCTGATCGTGAATAACCACTGTTGCATAAAGAAAAAATAGTGCCCCCTTTATTTAAGACGCGGGGGCTACGTCGTTCAAGAGTTTACTCATTATAGCTTGAACCACGTTCACGGTAACCGCATTGCCGTAACATTTATAGGCCTGTGAGTCGCTTAGTGCTGAACACCAGTCATCGGGGAAGCCTTGGAGTCTCGCGCACTCAACTGGAGTTAGTCGGCGTATACCGTTGACCAGTGCGACATTATTTCCACCAGTTCCCCAATGAGTTTGAATCGTAGGGCACTCTGCCATTGGATAGATTGGCTTGCCGTGCTTTGGTCGTGGCTCAATGATATGAGGTATTTCACTTGCTTGAACCGTGCCGCTTATACTAGATTTTAGCTTTCCATTTCTGCCGAGGTGGCGCGTCGCAATGTATTTTTCCTCTGCTGGTTCCCCATTGCTGCTAGTTCCAATATCTTCTGTGCTTTCTCTTGTGAAAGGAAATACTTCTGGTCGGGTTGTTCCTCTAAGATGTCCGATAATAAAGATGCGCTCTCGGTTTTGTGGAACTCCGAAATTCTTGCTGTTAAGCACTTGCCATTGGAGGTCGTACCCCAGCTCTGTAAGCGTGGAGATAATGGTTTTGAAAGTCCTTCCATTGTCATGAGATAGCAGTCCTTTAACATTTTCAAGGAGGAATCCGCGTGGGTGTTTACTTTTAAGAATCCTTGCGATGTCAAAGAAGAGAGTACCTCTGGTGTCGGAAAATCCTCCTCGTTTCCCAGCAATTGAGAAACTTTGGCATGGAAAGCCACCCACAAGTAGGTCGAAGTCGGGAAGCTCGGAAGCGTTGATTGCTGTGATGTCTCCATAGTTGTGGTGGTTTGGGAAGTGTGATTGATAGACTTTTGCTGCGTACTTGTTGATTTCGGAGTAACCAATACACACGGGATTTGTCCTCCGCCCATTCCCATTGCTGTCGTAAGACACGGACTTATTCCGTCGTTCCTCCAATGTTGATGTGCCTGCAGTCCTCCAATTATCCAAACGTGGTGCGGTTTGGCAGGTAATGCAATTCCTTTCTTCGTGTTCCCAGCATTCTTGTTGCTCATATGTTTGTTGTATTCCTAGTTCAAATCCGCCTATGCCTGAAAATAATGAAAGGTACTTCATGGTGTTATAAGTAGTGCCGCTTTTGCGCAGAGCGGCAAACTGCATTTCGTGGTCTTGCTTAAACCGTTTCAGTTTGTAACGGTTTGTTTACAGAGGTTGCACGTCCATCTTTCCCAGTAGTCTTTGAAGTGGTCGGTGCGTCTTCTGCAATGGTTACACCACATGCGCTTCATGGCTTGCGCTTCTTGAACGGGCGGTGGTCGGGCTCGTCTTTCTCGGCAGATTTGTAGGAGCCGAGCTTTTGGAGCTGCGGAACATCGTGGTCGGGTTCTTTCCAGCTGCTGCTCTTGGTGTAGTCGCCGTGGTTAGCGGTACACTCTTGGCAGGAGCCGAGAAAGTCGAAGTTCTGGTTGTCGTGGACGCGGTCGATAACCTTGCCACAAGGGCACACGATTCTGCTCACTTAGTCC